ACGGTGAAGTGTCCGAGTGGCTTAAGGAGCACGCCTGGAAAGTGTGTATACAAGAAATTGTATCGAGAGTTCGAATCTCTCCTTCACCGCCAAATTTGAAACGACTAAACCCCTGAAAACGTTGAAGTTTTCAGGGGTTTTGTGTTTTCAGAGGGGCAAAAAAGGCCCATATGGGAACATCCATGGGAATGCTTGTAGCCTTACGGCTGTAAGCGGGCCGCCGCCCAGGGCCAGAAATCCATCGTGATCATTCGTCGGAAAACAGAACGCTTGGCCGGGCCAAGGAGTTATTCAATGCGTATGACGTTCCGCAGCGCTTGTCGCAATTCTTGCCTGGCAGCGGTGGTGTATTTCCTATACGTCGGATTTCAGAAAGGGTTTGACGTCTTCGGCTGGTACGGCGTTGGGTGGTCATGGGGGGATTGGTTTGTGCTCGCAGTGTTGGTCGCTTTCATTTCGTTGATGCTGTTTAGCGAGTGGTGGCTGCAACGCAAGCATTTAAAAGCCAAGACCCTTGAGCATGGCGGAGACTCCATATAAGTAAGCTTATGGCTTAGCGGGCCCCATGCTACGCCAGGCGTGGAGGATGTGCTTGCATCGACCCCTGCTACGTCGAGCCGCTGTTTGTGGCAGTCGACGTGGCCGGGGGATAAGTGCAGCTAATTGCTATATCAGTAAAGCTGATGGTGGTGGTGGAGGCGCCGGTGGAGTTGGTGGGGGTGGTGCTGGAACAAGTCCCATCAGGTCAACTATCTGACTCGCCAATTCAGGCTCAACAGCTGTCAGAAATTCGTTGGCTAGCTTCACGTAAAAGTCATAAACATCATCATCTGAGATGATCCAACCCACCTGCGCGTTCTCGAGCGCTGCCGTGAATAATTTTGCCGCATCGGAATCGTCAAAGTGTCCTATATATTTAGTAAGTTTTGAAATTACAAAATGCGTAGTTGAAAAACTTCCGCTCTCTATCAATTGCTCAATTGCCTCATCTTTTTGCTTAAGAAAAGCTAAGTGCTCGGGTGAGACTAACTTTTCTGCTGCGTCAACTGGTGCGTCAAATGCTACTTCAGCAGCCGGAGGCAGCGGAGGAACGGGTGGTGGTGGTGGTGGTGGTGGTGGTGGTGGTGGTGGTGGTGGTACGTCAAAATCTATCGCAGGTGGGTTTACCACCTCTGGTTGTTGCGCTAGTTGTTTGTAATGATCAATTACAGATTTTATAGTGGTATAGATGTGAAGCGATCCATCCCCTTTTTTTCTTGACCATTCTTCGGACAGGTAGCGTTTAGCTTTTACAGACCTTTTGTCTAGGTTCGCTAACGGAGACGCATAGTCACCATCTTTTGATACTATATATAAGTCGCCAGCAGGCACGTGCTGAAGCAGAACCTCCCAATTATATCTGTCGCCAACGCTTTCTCCTTTGCCTGGAGGATTACCACGTTGAGACCTCTCAACTGCGAGTTTGAATGTTCTGTCGTCTTCCTCATATTTTTGCGACTTGTTAAAAATTTCAATTATTTTTTTATCTACTGGCAAGTCATTTTGTAAAGCGAGGCCGGTAGCATTTGCAACTAGCGTCTTCTTTGCTGCTTCAGCATTTCTTAAAGCATCTTGATAATTTTTTGCTGCTTCAGTTCCACGCATGTGATTTGGAATGGCATTTGGAAATTTTTTGCTTTGGAACTCCGTAACTGCAACGTGCAGCTTCGATTCACGATTCCGCTCAAATTCATTCTCGACTTGTTTTGGTAAGTGCAGAACTATCTTGTTCGGATCGATATACTCTAGTAATTCATCTATAACCCCGTCATCGTCGTCGGGGTACGTGTAAAAGTTTAAGAAGATATTCGTATCAATGAACAGATGCATTACTGGCATAAGCAGTCCCTTCGCTTGGAGTGTCGCGGCATTCGTGTTGATCATTTCACACGACCTAAGAGCTTGACTACAGGTCAAGAGCATTCTGAAGCAAACTTATAATGTCTGGACCGTCCTCGTTGATCCACATTCCGTAGTGCTGTCGGATCATGTTCGCGCTGGTGTGGCCCATCTGCTCCGCGATCCAGTCAATCGAAGCCACGCCGGTGGTGAGCAACTGGCTGGCGTAGGTGTGTCGGCACTGGCCAGGTCCGCGATAACGAACGCCGGCCGCTTTCAAGTGCGCTTTGAAGAACCTGTCCCTCACGACAAAGTCGCTGACATGCGGCAGGCCGCTCTTGGTGTTCAGGAATACAAAGTGCAGCTTGTGCTTGCGGACGGTTTTATTGTCCCGCTCAACGACGTCGACCGTGTCCACAGTCTTGAGCTGGTTGATGGTGTCCAGTTTGCGCAGTGCATCCCACGCGGGCTCAAGCAGACGCACCTTGCGCGTAGAGCGACGGGTTTTGGTCACGCGGTAGGCCCCGCGCACCTTAGACCGGCGGAAAGTCACTGTCCCCTGTTTCAAATCGACATCCTCCCAGGCCAGCGCAATGGTCTCCGACACACGTGGGCCTGCCCAAATCATGAACTGCACCATCAACAGCTCTTGGGTCCGGTTGGTGGGTGTTTCGAGGATCTGCTTGATTTCCGCCCTGGTGAACGGGTCCGGCGCTTCTGGGTCGGGCAGGCGCACGAACAACCCCTCGGTTGGGTCGTGTGCGACCTTCTTCCGTGTGCGGTACAGACGGAACACCTGGCGTACATTGCTGATGATGTCGCGGATGGTCTTGTTATTCAGCCGCTTCGACAGCGGCCCCTGAATCCACTCTTGCAGGTCTAGGTGGTCAATCTGATCGATCTGAACGTCACCCCAGCGCGGTCGCACATGGACCTCAGCCTTATTTTTGTACCCGCGAAATGAGGTCGCGGCCACGCTGTTGCTCTTGATGGTCAACCATAGGTCCAAGTAGTGCCCAAAACTGTTTTCGGCCAGCTTGGTGGACTCGGGAAAGTGCCGGCGGTAATCGAAGGTACCGGCCTGTATCTCGTATTCGATCACTGTCACCAGGCGTTTTGCATGCTCCCGGTTTTCCGGTGTGTTACCACCGGGCACCAGCTCCCGGCACAGTTCGCCATTGAAACGGAAATAGACCCGTACAGAATTGCCACGGGCCTCTACGCCATCTGCCATATGCGTCCCCACGCGATGTATCGAAAGATTCTGCCAACAGGAAGAAAAAAGGCCCGTCGCCGGGCCTGATGTAATGCGGTTTAAGTGTTGCCGATCACTGCTGGCGAAGTAACCAGAACAGGCTGGCACTTTTTCTAGGCACCGGTGTGGCCCCAGCTTGGGCTTCCTCGGCCCGACGCTTGGCATTGGCAGCCTGGCGCGCTTTGCTGCACTTTTGGTGGTTGCCGTGGGCGCGGGATCTGCCGCATTGGTCACAGACGCCGGTTAGGTCGAGGTTCCAGGGGAAGGATTTACCGTTGTTCATGGTTACACCCCGGGACGGCTTTTGAAGGCAAGCCAAATGTAGTGGCGACCTTTGGCGGTGACCTTGATCTTGCTGGTCTGCTTGTTCCAGTTGATCAGGCGCAACTCGTCGAGAATCGTTGTCAGGGTGTGGCCCTGGTGGCAACCGGCCAACGCTTTGATGCAGCCTTGGGCCAGAAGCCCGCGGAAGTCTGTGTGCCCGAAGTTTGTGCCCTGGAACGCGGCTTGCATTTGCTCGTTGCTCACCAGGTCGGTGATGTCGCGCACGGACGGATCGCGGCGGTAGCACTTATGCGTCATCGCGGTCGCCCTCTGCTGGCCGGCCTTGCGTGACCCGTTTGAAGTCGATCACCCAAACCCAAGGATTCGCGGAGTAGTCGCCGCCGGTGCTTTCCCAGATGTATCGGAAGTGCTCTTGCACCGTGGCGTTGTAGATGTAACCTGGGATTGACCCGTGACCACCCCTCGCTCCCTCGGCATTGCATTGCTCATCGGTAATCGCGTGCAGTCGCTCAACGCGCACGTCGGTAATCTCCAGCAGGATGCGGCTGACCCAGCGCGGCATATGAATCGATGGACGCTTTTTCCCCGGTGTGATCATCGAGCATCCGGTGTGCATGACAGTCCCATCTGCTGGGTACTGGATCGGCTCGCCTTGGCTAAGGTCTCTGGGGAGGACCGCATTCACTTGAGCGTCAGCTTGCCAAGCCTCGCGGACCCACAGCCGGTCACCGGGGCGCCCATACGGGCAGGCATGCTCCCCGCTGCACCAGAAATGGAAAATGCCAGGGCAGGTTTCAATAGGTGTTTGCGCCGACTGAATCCAGTCGCGTTTCACCTCGCGACGCGTGACTGTTTTTTGTCCAGAGAGGATTGCTTGCACCATGGGGCCCCTGAATAGAATTGGTCGTTCAATTGCTTTGTTCATTGGTTACCCCCTCACATCCGAAACGATTGATGAATGAACGCTGGCTGAGCCTTATGCTCTGTAGGTTTCGCTTCATCACCCAGAATTTCGCAAACGAACCGATGGCGGTCCCGGTTGGGCACGGTCATCGACTCAGTAAGGCCCAGCGCGACTTCAAAACACCGCTCGTAGGCGTGTGGACCGTTCCAGCTCTCAGCCCTTACCACCTGGCAGTTTGTCCGTGTCGCATCCGCGCACAGATAAAGAATAAGGATGACGCTCATACGCCAACCTCCTGTTGGGACACGCTCAAGGCAATTGCCACCGGCTGCACCCAAATCGACACGTTGCTGAGCATGAACGTCTCCCCAGCCTCGGAAAGCAGCAGCGTCATGCCGAACACATCAGCCATTGCCCTTGCCGCCGCGCGCGGTACCGCGTTGCCGATCCGCTCCCGGTGATTACCATCATTGATGCCGTCCAGCAGGAAGAACTGCGCTTGCTCGATCTTGCGCACCCGCTGCATCACCTGGATTTCATGGGCGGTCTGCGGGTCCGTTGACCAATGGTCCTCTGGATCAAACAGCGATTGCAGCGCAGCCAGCTCCAGGGTGGTGAATGGGCGGTGCCAAGTACCGTCGAGGCTGGTGATCATGCAGGTCAGCCGGTCGTTGGACGCCGGCATGCGCTGATCAGCAACCGACCACCGGCCGTTGTCGTGGCAGGCACTGGCGGAAACGGCGCCGGCCGGGGTGTTGTAGTCGACTACACCGTAATGCCCGCCTGTCAGGTACGCATCGCCCTTGGTGCGCGACATGCCTGGGCGCGGGTCTGCGATCGATAAGGCCCCGCTGGCAACCTGTTGTGAGCCGGTCACGGTCTTGGCGTTTTCGCACCAGGGCGTTATCCGCAGCTTTTGGGTGCTGGCGTTCGGGTGCCAGTTTTTGTAGGCAGGATCTGCCACAGCGAAAGCGCCTTGCCCGGTGGTGCTGCCAGCAATGACGGTGCCGGCCGGCTTGCTGTAGTCGGTGACCAGGTACTTGCCGAAGCCCTTGGACGGTTGTCGAGGGTCGGCCACGGCCTGCCCGCCGGAGCTGGGCCCGTGCCCTGCGGTGACAGTGCCGGCTGCTTGGTCATTGCGAACTACCCGAAATACGTTGTTATGGCGCTCGCCGCCCATGCGTGGGTCTGCAACGCTGAATGTACCTTGCCCTGGGCTGCGTTGGCCGGTGACCACGCCGCAGTGGCGGTTGTAGGGCAGCACACCGTACTGGGTGTATTCGAATTTGCTGGTGGGACGCGGATCGGCCACGGAAAACTTGCCGTTCATGGGGCGGCTCGCACCTGCAACCACGCCGGCTGTATCGTCCCAGTCGACAACCCCCAATACGCCGTTGTGGTATTCCGGCACGATCACAAAGTCACGCAGGTGACCGTCCTCGATCGCAAACCGGCTCAGGCTGCGCCAATCCTTCCCTGCCTCCACAAGGGCCAGGCGTACCCACGTTTTCCACTGCAACGCTGGCACCCGGTGCATCGGTCCCGCCTGATCGATGTCGCCGGCCAGAGGCATACGGCTCAGCACGTCACCGACAGGGCGCAGGCTGCGTTTTTCCGGTTCGTACAGGAATGCCGGTACTTTCTCGACATGCCTGGCCACCAGTAAGAAGCGCTTGCGGCTTTGGGCCAATCCGCCGATTTCACCGCAGTCGTGTGTTGTTTCGGCCACCGCGTAACCGTAGTGCCGGAGCAGTTTGGTGATCTGGTCCAGCAGGTACCGGCCACGCGTTGCCAGGCGCGGCACGTTTTCGAACACGATCAGTGATACCGGGTTGTGCTTCCAGGCTTCGCACATCAGCCAAACACAGCGCAACGTCAGCTCATTGAGCGCCCTGTACTTGGGCGTCTGGCTCATGGTCTCGGACAGCAGGCCCGATGCCCCTTTGCAGGGGCTGCTGATGAACACCGCGTCCGGGTCTTCGTTGCCGGCGGCGCGGCGCAGATCTTCGGCGGTGGCTTCCTTCCAGCCAGCGGGCGGCTGCTGGCCGTGGAACGCTGTGTATTGCTCGCGGGTGAACAGGTCCATAAGCGTGCCAGGCACACCGGTCATCATCTGGAAGTCGCGCAAGCCGGCTGGGTCGACATCGACGCCGCCCAGGCAGCGCCATTCAGCTTGCACGGGGCCCAGGACTGGTTTGGAGTCGCTGAAGCCAGCGGCGCCGCTGCCAAGGCCGCAGCAGAGGTGGAAGTGGGTGAGGGTGCGCTTAAGCATTGGAAACCTCCACCAGCTCGACGTCGTCGTAACTAGGCGTATCGACATCAGCTGCGATGACGCGAATGCCACAAAAGCCGTAAGGCCCAGGTTCATTGCCACCCCAGCCTTCTTCGTTGTGAAGGTCTTCGGTCCAATTAGGTCCAGGGTTGTCACCTGTCATAAAGTTTTTTGTGGTGATGCTGAAGCTTGCGCCGCCTTCGCTCAGCATCCGGTAGATCATCGTTTGACCAAACAAGCGGATAACGGTGAGGACGACATCACCGTTTTCAGCGGAGAGCCGGTCCTCGGCGTTCGACCAAAAACTATTGATTAGTGAGGCAGTTTCCTCGGTCAGTACGTCGTGATTTACCTCAAGAGTGACCTGGTATTCCTTCCAGGTTTCCTTGACCAGGTATCGCTTGATGTTCGGTGGGGTGCTAGCCTCTACGGCGCTGCTGCTTGGGTTCTGTGCTTGCATGGTGCTGCTCCTTTGTAGTGGTAGGTGTCGGGGAGTTGGCGCTCCTCGACACCATCTTTCAGGCCGGCTGGGCCTGGTCTTGCTCAATGATCTTTATGACTTCGTCTCGGTCTTTCGCATATGCGAATGGCAGTTCTCCCCCTGGGCGAGTGATGGGGTAGCGCGACTCTGGCAACCGGCACAGCGCGACGGTGTAGCCGCTGTCGGTAACCCAGCAGTTCTGCTGGAGTTGCCCATCCCTATTGCGTTTCGGCGCCCATTTCATGCCCAGGTCCTGATCAGTTCTTCCCAGATCGCATCGCCGTCGGGGAGGTAGGTGTGCACCTCTTGCTCTGGCGAGTAGTCCAGTTGCAGCAC